TCTGGCTCTTCGTTGCTAAAACATATAATATGAGGCTTATTAAATCGTTTCATACCACTCTCATATTTTCCACTAAAAAATTTACCATCTTTAATTTTCTCAATCGCTTGATAAGACACGTGACCCTTATTAACCCGTGGTATATCAAAGATTATTATTCTCGGTGCTTCTTCATTTTGTTCTATCCAAGAGCAAACACCGCATAGAATGTCATTACTTGCTCCTGACACTTCCATTGCTCCCATAAAGTCAATCATATGTGTACATAAAAAAGATTTACCCCAATTTCCATCATCTTCCCAGAACCAATAAATATTTCTTCCAAATATAGGATGTTCGTCTTCGATAAACATGTCTGCTATTTTAAGTTGTTCTGGCCTCAACAAATCTCTTGTGACTAAAACTAAAGGTTTAGGCATTCCTTTTGATAAAATGACATCACCTTCTTTTTCACAATAATCGCGATTAGCTTTTATATCTCCTTTAGCTTTTTCCCAATGAATTTCTTTTATTGGTATTTTGCTTAAAGGACGTTCTCTCTTCATAAATTCAACATATCCCTGTAGGTGTGGCGTTCCGCTGTCCCCAACTTCTTTTGCGACAATATAACGTCGGCAATAGAGTGGCACTAACGCACTAATTTCTTTTATATTATCTTCTGTATAATTATTTAAAGTAAAACACCACTTTATAGAAGGGGATATTTGTTTAAGTTTGGGGGGTTTTAGTATTACCCCCCCAAACGCACTACCCGCACTATCCGCACACTTTTTAACCATTTTTGGGATATACTTAGATTTTATTTTTTAAGTATTAACGCCCAGATTATTTTCTATGCTAATAGATAAATGCCATCAACAAGAGAACATTCCGGACGAGGGAGAAAACTTTCACGTTGGCCGACCCGAGGACGGGCTCGACCACGCAATAGACCAATGCGTAAGACAACAAAAAAAGGTGCGTATAAGAAGTCTAAAGTTAAGGCCATGGCGATTCGCCGTAATCCTATGGTTGAAAACAAGACCCGTGTATTAAGTGAAATCTGGCAGATGAACGGACACGATGCCGACCCAGCCACTGGCCTAATTGACCCCATTAATGGTGGTGAAGGATGGCCTCTCATGTCTGGAGTCGCTGGTTCTTCGATATATTCTTCAGGTGTATTTAGTATTTTACCCTTACACAATTACACAACATTTTTCCAATCTGGTAGATTGAATACAGATAATTCAAATAGGCTTGTGGGTAATAATTTATTCGCCAAGTATCTCAACGTCAAGGGGAAAATTGTCTGGCCCAACGGCGACAATATATCAAGACTTCCACAATCTTTACAATTAATATGGGGATATACATGCCCTGCTAATTACACATCATCCACAGTCCCTGCTGTAGGAGCATTATTACCTCAAAATCTCACCGCTCACATTGTAGAGCAAATAGGTGAATATTTCAACGCTCAAACGGATGAACTTTCATTCATTCCTAAACGTAATAATAATTTAACCATTCTAGGTAAGAAATGGATTAAGCCAAGACAAGGAAAACAATATACTGCTCCACCCGGTCATCTCACATCCACTATGGGTGCCGATCGTGTAGAAGGCACAGTCCCTGACAGCAGATTTAATATATCATTTAAGATATTTAAGAAAACACATTATGACGCTGGAGGCAATATTTCGTATGCCGGTACAGCAGACCAAGACCAATGCTATAATTTGAATGACCATCGCATTCCATTTGTATGCTTCTATCAACCAAATGAACAGACTCTAGGTATGCCTGATGCTGATAAACGTCCAAACGTAGCATATAACTCAATTTTATATTACACAGATAGTTAAACACCCATATCTAGAATAGGGTTCAACGTGATTAAAAAAAAGGCTTCTCAGAGCTAAATTAAAAATAATATTATTTTTCGCATAATTTTATTAGACCAAGGCGTCCCTTGTCTAATATTTTATATTAATATCTTTTTAAATATTTTAAGGGTCGAATAAATCGAGAGTATTTATGGCCCACCTAAATCGGGTCCCGAATGGGAGAGATTTTCAGAAGACATTTTCAATGCTAAGTTAATGACGAGACGCGCCCATCGCACAGCAAAAAAAGAATCTGTAAGGGGTTTACTTAACTGGGACCTTTAGGTCCCCGTATAAGTGGGTTCCATTACGGTTATTATTTCGTTTTGATATAGGACTGTTACATTAACGGACCGCCAACGCGACCTTTAGGTCGCACGTGGCAGTTCCGTAACTTTCCATCTATCCTTGCTTAAATTGCCAAATTCTGGCTCTTCGTTGCTAAAACATATAATATGAGGCTTATTAAATCGTTTCATAC